CTTGGGGAGGAGGGAGGCGAAGGTTTCGGTGTAGAGGCCGAAGGTGTCGGCGTTGGACTCGATGTAGATTTCGCGGGCGTTGTGGGTGCGGGCGTGGAGGATCATGGCTTCCATGTCCTCGCGGCGGCGTCCGTCGGGGAGGCCGAGGATGGGGTGGACGTAGAACAGGCCGTGGAGGGTGGAGAGGGGGCAGGCGGCGGCCTCGTCGGTGCCGGCGCCGGCGGGGTCGATCCACATGATGGTGCGGAGGAAGGATGCCCATTCCTGCGCCATGGAGGCGGGTCGGCGGAGGCAGTCGTCGCCGAGCCCTAGGCAGGGGAAGGGGTCGGTGCGGGTGGAGCCGGCGTGGTCGCGTTCGCCCCAAGTGACGTCGATGGGTGCCCGGCGGTCGAAGGCGAGGACGATGAGGTCGGAGAGCTTGATGGGGTAGAGCTGGTCGTCCTGGGGGTCGGCGATCAGCAGGTACTCGCGGGCGAACTCGGTCCAGCCTTCGGCCTCGCGCTTGGCGATTTCGAGGCGGTTGAAGCGGTGGGGGCAGGTGGGGTCGTTGGGCTTGGCCTGCCCGCTGTCGAGTTCGGCTTTCAGGCGGGGAGCGAGGTTGTGGACCTTGTACCCGGTTTTGGGGTAGACGATGGGCCAGGAGCGGAGGTCGTAGCCGTGGTGTTTCGCCAGTCGGAGGTAGACGGTATCGTCGTGTTTCGGGGTGCCGACGAGGACGACTTCGGTGGGGTCGATGGAGCCGCCGGCTTCGACGGGCCGGTCGGGGTAGAGGATGGCGGTGTACTCGGGGAGGATGCGGGCCAGTTCGGCGCGGGACTCGGGGGTCTTGGAGTTGGTCTTGGTTTCGAGGTCGTCGCCGATGATGGTGTGGGCGCGGTTGTTCTCAAGCTGGCCGCCGACGCCGAGGGAGATGAGCGAGGGCTGGCGCTTGTCGTGGACCGGGCCGAAGTCGAGGAACTGGTCGGTGTCGCGTCCGTACTCCGAGGGCTGGAGGTGGCGGAGGAAGGGCACGTCGCGGAGCCAGGAGCGGATGAGCTTGACGGTTTTCTTGGCCGCGTCGCTGGACTTGGAGTTGTGGAGGAACTGGCGGTGCGGGTCGCGGAAGGCCCGCCAGAGGGTGAGCCCGGCGGTGATGAGGTGGGTCTTGCCCACGCCCCGGAAGGCGAGGATGATGCGCCGCTGGGGTCCGTGCGCGGCGTACTCGGCGATGTCGTGTTCGAGGGTGCCGAGGGGTGCCACCTCGTCGAGCCGGCGGTCGCGCCAGAGTTCGTCGAGGAAGAAGTGGAAGTCGCCGTAGAGCTTGGCGACGTACTGCTCGGGGGTCATGCGGGCTCCGCGTCGTCGTCGAACAGGGCTTCGTCGAGGTCGCGCTGGAACTTGTTGGCGAGTGAGCGGGCGACTCCGGCGAGTGCGGCGGACGGTCCCCGGAAGTAGATGTGGGTGGCGTCGCTGTCGCCCTCGTCGGGCATGGAGACGGCGATGAGGCCCATGTTGCAGCGCTTCATGAGTTCTTCGATGAGTTCCTGGGTTTGGGCCGTGGCGAGCGAGTCCATGTGGCTCTCCGGTGGAAGGTGGTGAACGAGTCGGCCCCGTCGAAGATCAGTTCAAGCAGTTCCTCGATCCAGCTTGGCATGTCTCGCCCCTTTCGGTTTGAGCCTCCAGCACTGTGCGTACCCGGTCTTGACCCTGGTGCGTCCGAGTTCGGTGAGTCCGCGCTGGTGGAGTTCGTTGAGTGCGCGGAGGGCGGTGGACCACGCGATGCCGCACTCTTTGGCGGCGGACTTGGCGGTCTGCGGCCCCTTCTGGAGCGCGTCGTAGACGAGTTCGGTGCTGGACGCGGCGGGCAGCCAGTTGAGGGTTTCGGGGTTCATTCCGCCTTCTCCTTGACCGCCTGCGCGATGCGTGCGCGGGCGATTTCGACGTATCCCGCGTCCATCTCAATCCCGATGAACTTCCGCCCGGTCTGGACGCACGCCACGCCGGTCGTGCCGGACCCGGCGAAGGGGTCGAGGATGGTGCCCGCGTTGCGTGTAGCAACTCGCACAATGTCAGCCATTACGCCTGCAGGTTTTTGTGTGCTGTGCTTGCGCTCTTGGCCGCGCGGGACCGCCTCGCGCAGCACGCCACGCCCGTATGTGGCGTCCGGCGACGGTGATGACCCGTCCGGCCCGTTTGTGCCCCACACAAGATACTCTGCCTGCGCAGCAAAGCGATACGCCTGCGGGCGTGCATTTACCTTGTCCCACGGAACAATGCCACGCCAAACCCACCCCCCAGCCTGAACAGCGTCGGTAGTTGTCGGCAACTGCCGCCAGTCTGTAAACACACAGACCATGCCACCCGGCTTCACAACGCGACGGCATTCGGCCAGCCACAAGGCGCACCAATAAAGAAACCCGCGCTGGTCGCGGTTGTCGCCAGAAAACGTTGGGTGTTCCTTCTGAACGTCAGTGCTCTGGTACTTTTCGCGTGTGGTCTGCATCCGATCCCCGCGCACCATTCCGCCAGACGAATACGGCGGGTCCGTCACCACCGCGTCAACGCTGTTGTCCGGCATCGACCGCAGCACGTCCAGGCAGTCGCCGTGGATCACCTCGTAGGTGCTCATGCCCGCACCCCCTTCGCCTTCACCGTCTCCACCCACTCATCCACCCGTGGCAGCGAGCCGTCCTTGAGCCCGCTCCAGTCCAGCCACACCATGCCCACGGTCGTTCGCGCCTGCGGGACCACCTTGGACCCGAAGCGGGTGAGCCCCTGCCACGCGGGCAGGGCCACGCTCACCGAGTACTCGTCGCGGTAGAGCCCGAAGCGGTGCCGGTGCCCGGCCACGATCACGCGCGGAACCGCGTCACCGGCCCGCACCGCCGCCAACTGGTGCATCGCCGCGTTGATCCCCACGCCCGTCGCCTCGGTCCACGGTCGCGCCGTGGTCGGCATGTGGTGGATGAACACGCACGGGCAGCCCGCCCACTCAACCTCAAGCCGATCAAACGCGGGCTTGGCTTTGCTCTGCAACACCGCGCCCAGCTTGATCGCCAGCCCGTGTTCGCTGCTTGCGCCGGTGTGGGCCGCCGTGCCCCGGACGACGTAGACGTTCTCGGCCATGTCGGCCACGCGCTGAAGCACGTGCCACGCGCACAGGACATGATCGGCTGGGTCAGCCGACCAGACCTCGGTGGTCTTGTGGTGCATCCCTTCGATCAGGTCGCCGTTCAGCACCAGATCGAACGGACCCATGCCCTTGGCCCGGTCGATCATGGCGGACCAGACCCGCCAGAGTTCCCGCTGGAACGGGCTCTGCTTGATGGCGACTTCTTCCTGCGTCTCGAAGTCCGGCGGCATGAGCCCGCAGGTACTCCCACAGTGGGTGTCGGAGATGACCAGCACCCGGCGTATGTCCTTACTCATCGCTGTCTTTCCTTCTCTCGACGAACCGCGCCAGGCACCGCGCGTCCTGCGGGGTGCCCTTGACGTGGTGGTACACCTGAGCCGTGTCCGGCCCGGTCTGAAACTCGGCGACCACGATCAGCCGCGTGGCGCGGCGGTCCAGTTCGCGGACCAGTTCGCGCCACTTGTCGAACGCCCGGTCGCTTGGCGGGTCGGTCACGCGGCGGCCTCGTCGGTGTCCACCGCGTCGTGGACCGGGGCGGGGAGGGCCTGACCCGCGTAGCGGATGTTGCGATACCGCTCGTCCTGACCGAGCCGGTTGATGAGGCCCACGATGTCGTTGGCGCTGCGGGAATCGTCCGCCAGCACCGCCAGACCCTTGAGGATGACTTCGAGGTCTTTGGCGCTGGGCTGGGTGTAGGTGACGCCGCCCTCGCCGTCGGGGAGTTCGCGCCCCTTCTCAAGCAGCTCTTTGGCGCGCTTGATCCAGAGGTCGCGGACGCTGGTGAGTTCGCTCATGGCGGGGTGGTGGTGGGGGCAACCAATCCGAGGACGTTGCAAATGCTGGTGTCGAAGGTGGGCAGGGCGGGTACTTCGATCCTGAGCCGGAGCGTGACCAGCCCGGCGGTCAGGGTGTTGAGGTTGACGTTGGACGAGGCCAGCAGCCAGATGGCCGCGCCGTCGGGACCGGCAACGAAGTGATCGCCGATGGCCCCGACCGTGGTGCGGCTGGGCGTGGCCAAGCCGTCCAGCAGGGACACGGCGGTCGGGGTAGCGTTCCACTCGGCCAGAAAGTGCGTCTCGACGGTCATGGACGATGCGCCGCTGGCGGCGAACGTCTGGTCGAGCGTGATGACCTGCGAGGTCAGCACCGCGCCGGCGGGCAGCACCGCCGCCTTGGCGTAGACCGCCGTGCCCGCAGCCGCGAAGGCCGTGTACGGCACCGCGATGTTCACCCACGGGCTCACGTCCGCCGGTGCGTTCTCCACCACGCTCACGCGCCGGTCGAGCGCGCGCAGGCGGTCCTTGTCGGTTCTGAACCTGCTCATCGGGGGTCTGGCCTGAACTGCGACACGCCGTAGTTGAGGAGCTGGCGGATACCCAGCGCGTTCTGGAGCGGCAGCAGCTTGGTGAACGCCTCCGCGTCACGCTGCGAGAACACGCCATCGTCCGTGGTCGCCTCCATCGCGCCCTTGAACGCACGGCCCGCGTTGGCGAGCGAGGAGGTCGTCGGGTTGGACAGGAGGCCCCGGCTCTCAAGCTGCGAGTACCGCGCGGTAAAGACCGGGCTGGAATCGTGGTCGAAGCGGTCCACGAAGGCGTACTTGCTCCAGTCGATGATGTCGGGGGTGAGCGAGGAGTACCCGCCGTTGGCCCACGCCGCCGCCGCGATCCGCTCGTTGCTGAGCCGGTCGCGCAGGAACCGCCGACGCTCGCTCTCGTCCTTGCCGACCGCCGAAGCGTGCTGCCGCGCGATGTAGACCAGCGCGCCCGACACCGTGCCGGTGGTGAACCGAGCCAGCGTCTTGGCGTCGATGGTGTGCAGGCCGTGAAGCATCTGCTTGTCCCACGCGGAGATGGTGAACGTGCGAAGCTGGGTGATGATCCGGCCCCACCACGTCGTCATCCACGGCATCATCTGGCCGAAGTCGTGCTGCTGGATCATCCGCTCGCTGTTGCGCTGCACCGCCGAGACGAACCGGGCCGCCGCCTGCGGCTCCCAGCGGTCCAGCCCGAAACTGGTGATGACGTTCTTGACCCCATCGACCTCGCCGCGCTGAACGTGCTTGGCGTTGCGACCGATGGCGGCCCAGGTGTCCTCGTCCAGCCCGAGCGCAAGCATCCGGTTCTTGGAGCCCAGCGACACGCCCTTGGATGCCTTGTCCAGAATCTCGCTGGCGAAGGCCATGACCGAGTACCGCTGCATCCCGTCGTTGATGGCGGCAAAGCCGGTGTACTTGGACTGGAACTGCGTCAGCCCGCGCAAACCGCGCTCGATCCGACCCGGCTGCACGAACGTCCCTTCGATGGGGTCGAAGCGGGCGGTGATGTCCGCCAGCGCGTACTCCGAGCCCCGGCCCGTGAGCGTCATAATCTCGCCGGCGGCGTTGTCGGGAATCTTGCCGAGCTTGACCATGTTGGCCAGCCCGCCGATGGCCTTGACCGCATCGAGGGTGTTCTTGACCGGGGTTTCGGCGATGGTGGCGACGGCCTCGGGGATGTTGGCCAGCACGAACGAGCCGCCCAGCACGCTCTGGTTGTACATGGTCGCGTACCCGGCGACCTTGCGCATCATGTCCCCGTCCTTGAGCGGGAAGCCCCGGATCATGCGGTGGGCGATGTCCATGCGGTACAGCACGTCCGCGATCTTGCTCTCTTCGCCGGACTCGCGCAGGCTGACCTCGGCGAGTTCCTTCATCGCCTGCCACGACGAAACGGGCGTGTTGCCGGTCGCGTCGATGCTCAGCCCGGCCACGCGCAGGACTTCCTTTTCGGCCAGCAGCCCGGCGGCGGAGCGGACGTACTTCTCGATGATGACCTCGGCGTCGCGCTCAAGGAAGTCGTCAACCTTGAGGCCGGTGTCGGGATCGACGGCGAACTCGTCCAGCAGCACGCGGGAGCGGGTAAAGGCGGGCTTGCCCGAGCCGCGATCGGCGGCCTGCGCGCCCAGTTCGTCCATCAGGGTCTTGATGGCGTTCTCGGCCTGCTCGCTGATGACACCGTTCTCGTCGGCCAGCCCGGCCCGCAGGGTGCCCTCGATCTCATCGACGGCCCCGACCATCACTCGGTCGGCGTCGTTGGCCGACATCAGCCCGAGCCGCTGGATGCCTTTGACCATTGTCTTGGCAACCCGATCAAGCGCTTCGGGCTTGGCGTTGGGGTTCATCCTAGAGATGGCGTAGCGGAAAGCGCTAAAGGCGGCATCTTCTCCACGCTCAGCGACGATGGTGTTGTACCGAGCGGGCGACAGAACGCGCGGGAAGTAGTTGGTCGCTTCGTTGACGATCACGCCCGCGCGCTTGAGGCGGTCGAACATGTCCTTCAGAATCTCATCGCCCTGCTGCGCCACCCGCCGGACGAACGTGTCCTCGATGTTCGCACCGGCCATGCTGCGGCCAACCTGCTCGCGGAACCACCGGCTCTCGGTCGCGTCGGGCTTGATGCCCTTGAACTGGAACCACTTGCTCTCTTCGCCGGTCAGCTTCGCGCGAAACTTGGCCGACAGCCCCTTGGTGGTGCGGCGGACAAACGCGAGCGCGTTGTCGCCGCTGGGTGCCCGCTGGCCGGTCTCGGTGAGCTTGGCGAGCGGGTCGTCCATCACCGCCGCGCCGATGGTGCGGACCAGCTTCGAGGCCCGCTTGCCGAAAAACGAGGTGTTGTTGCTGATGCCCGGAGTGTTGCCCGGACGCAGGAACCCCATGCTGATCCGGTTGCCCGCGATGGCATGCTCAAAGTCCGCGTCGTTGTACGCCTTCTGCACGGTGCCGGGTGCGGCCTTTGTGGCCGCTGTGGCAGTAGTGGGCTTGGCGGCATCCTCGATCATGGCGTAGTGCTTGACCGGCCCCTTGGGCGTGTCGTGCATGTACGCGATCGAGTCGTAGCCGCGAGACTTGACCCAGTTTACAAAGTTTGTTCCAACCAGTTTGCTTTGAGAAATTGGCTTGTGGTTGGGGTGCTTTGGGTCTGCCAGCCGCATATCAGCGCTATTGACTGCGTTGCGGAAATACAGCCAAGTTGGGGCCGGAGATTCGGTTCCAATAGCGGATGCGCCAGCAAGCGGAGCGTCATCAGCAAAAAGCAACTTGTCTACGTTTTCAGGCAGGTCTTTCCATGTCCATTTGTTTGGAAGCGGTTTGTTGCCAAGTGCGTCGTTGACAAGCCTAATCAGCTTGAACTGGTCGCCACCCTTGGCCCCCATCCACGTCATGTCAAAGACTTTTTGCGGTGCAATGTCGGCTTTTGACACGGACCCGGACGGCCTTGGATCGTGCCCGTGCAGCGTCTTGAACACCTCGGCACCGCGACCAGGATCGTCTTTTTCGTACCGCGATAGCGCAATCTGATCAGTTTGGGCGTAGCGGGCCGCGTCGTCTGGGTCAGTGGTGTAAAACTTGAGCGGCA